ATTTATGTTGTTTATATACAAAAGATAGTACATGTGGTATTTTTCACGAAATTGAATTAATTTTTAAAGTATTGAAACAAAGGTTATATGCAAAGGTTGAAACAGAAGAAGAGAAAAGAATATGTGAGAAATATTTGGGGAAAAAAGATGAGTAAAAAATTAATTTTATATATATAATATAATATAATATAATAACATTATTATTATTTATTAAATTCAACAAGGTGTTTATTTTTTTTACATAATTAAAAATAAATGTATATATATATATATGTTCCTTAATTATTAATTATGGATTTTAAAAATAATGAAGAACTTATGGATTTTATTATTCTAAAACATCCAGATAAATATTGGAACTGGAAAATGAAATTATTACCGTTTATAGATATAAAATTTAAAGATTATCGTGAAATAAATAGACAAATTATTTATAGAAAAAAAATGTATTTCAAAATTTATAATTGGATGTATAAAAAAGCATTTCTTCGTAAATTACCAATATTGTGGAAAATTGCTGAATATCATATTTCTAAAAAATATCACCCAAATGGTATTTTTATGAAAGATTATGTTAATACATTTTAAAATTCAAAATCAAATATACTTGAATCATCTATATCACTATAACTACTTGTTGTGTCACTGTTACTTATATTTTTAAATATTAAATGATTATCATCTTTTATTTCTTCCATCTTATCTATTTGTTTCTTATGTAATATATAAATTATCTTTTTTAAATTCTTATTCTGTTCCATAGCAGTATCAATTTTTTTTATTAATGCCGTTAATGTTTTATTAATATCAATATTCTCATCTTTTATTTCTTTATATTGTTGATCCTTTACAAAACTATCACTTATAATGGTATTAGTCTTCTTCAAATTCTTCCGCATATTTAAATATAATTGTTCACCCATATTTAATGTATATATATAGTATATACATATCTTTAAATAAAAAAATAAAAATTATGTCATATTTAACGAGTTAATATTTATATTTGGTAGTTCTTTTTTTAGTTGTTCCAATTCTGCATTTGGTATATTACAATTAGTTAAATCTAACTTTTTTAATTTGGGTAAATATAAAATTTGTTTAAATATATAATCTGGTATATATTTATCAAAAATAATCAATTCTTCCAAATTAATCAATTTGGAAATTTGTGAAGTACTATCTTCTGTTAAATTTCCAGTATTGACAAAGTATAATTTTTTTAAATTTGTTGCCTTATGTAAATTTGTTAAATGCTCATCAGTCAAATTTTCATAATTTTCTAAATATAATTCAGTTAATTTGTTATTTTCTAATATAGTATTTAATAATAATTGATTTATTTCTTTATTAATTTCTAATCCATTAAATGTTGTTAAGTTATTAATATAATGAGTTAATTTAATATAATTAACTACTTTAGTTAAACTTGTTGTATTTCCCATTTTAGATTTATTGATGATTTATTATATTATTTAAAAAAATAAATTCAATTTTAAAAGTTAATCTAATTTAACATATTGTAAAATATTATCAGGGTGATATTTAACCATTGTATAATACTCTGCTATTTTCCATAAAGTTTTCCAATTTAGTTCGTTTAATCTATGTAAATTTAATAGTTTTCTTTTTAGTGTTTGTTTTACATGAAATTCTTTTATATTTCTTATATTATTACCATCAATATTTAAAACTGTTACTCCTTCAATATTTGGTATTTCTTTAATATTATAACAATAATGTATAATTAATTCTTGTAATCCTTCAATAATTGGGATTTCTAAAATGTTGTGACATTCTTTAACAAATAATTTTTGTAATCCTTTAATATTTGGAATTTCTTTAATATTGTAACAATCATCAATAGTTAAATCTGTTAATCCTTCAATATTTGGAATTTCTAAAATGTTATAACAATCATGAATAATTAAATCTTGTAATCCTTCAATATTTGGGATTTCTACTGTGGTTTCATATAAATATTCTATTGTTAATTGTTGTAATCCTTTAATATTTGGAATTTCTGTTATGTTTTCACAATCTTTAATTTTTAATTTTTTTAATCCTGTAATATTTGGAATTTCTGTTATGTTTTCACAATTATTAATTTTTAATATTTGCAATCCTTCAATATGTGGAATTTCTAAAATGTTGCCACAGTTTGTAATAGATATTTTTGTTAATCCTTCAATATTTGGAATTTCTTTTATGTTTTTACATCTTTTAATTGACAATTCTGTTAATCCTTCAATAATTGGAATTTCAAAAAGATTTTCACAATATCGAAACATATTAGGTATATATATAAATTAAAAAAAATAAATTCAACTTTTTTTATATCATATTTTTTAATTAATTTATAAATATTTATGTGTGTTATATTGTATATTTATATTTGGAAATTCCTCCTTTAATAGTTGTATTTCTTTTTTATCAATATTACAATAATCCAATATCAATTTTGTTAACGGACAACATTTAGAAATATATTTAATACATTCATATGTTAATTTATCACAACATGATAAATCTAATATGTTTAATTTATTTAAAGTTGAAAATGATTTTAACATTTCATCTGTAAAATTTTTATCATTAATAATAATTTCTTCCAAGTTAATTAAATTTTTAATTTGTGAATAACTTTTTTCTGTAATTTTACAACCATCAAAATCTATATATTTTAAGTTTGTTGCCTTATGTAAATTGTTAAAATGCATATCATACACACAACAATTAGAAAAATCAATTTCAGTTAACTTGTTATTTTCTAATAATGTATCCATTATAAATATAGAAATTTCATCATTATTTTCTTCGCCGTATGATGTTAAGTTATTAATATAATTAGTTAATTTTGTTAAACTTGATGTATTTTCCATTTTAGATTTTATTAATTATTTATATAAATATATAATATAAATAATCAATTTTTTTATATCATATTTTTTTCATGATCATCAAAAGTATGGTTATCTAGATAATATTCCTTAAGAATTTTACCATATTTCTTTACATCTCCAACTGTGTAATGCATTGTATATTTCTCTTTAAATGATTCTATTACGTAATCCTCTGTATATACACCTTCAGTTAATTTTATTTTATTCATCTTTAATATTTGATGAATTTTTGAAAATATTTGATTAACTAAGTTTTTACTTTTTATTTCTGTCCACTTTTTGTTATTATAGATTAAAAATTTGTCTTCAACATAATCTATAGTTTTATTACTAATTTGGTCATTATTGTTATATATAAGTTTTAGAAAATATACAAACATATCTATCATTTTTACATCCATTATACCATAATATCTTAATTCATTTACTTTTAAACTATTATTATATATTTTATCTGGGTATTTCTTTTCTAATATACTATTTAACTCCATGTCTATTATACTCTTTTTAATAAATCTTATATCTTCCTCTCCAAAATTATTTATATCGTATTCTATTTGTTTTTTATTATTCCTTCTAGCATTAATTATATTAATAATGTCTGAATAATGGTTGAATAATTCATCATTACATTTCTTTATAAATATCTTTAAATTATCATTCTTGGCAAAACCTTTAGTCTCGTATTTTACTATAAATGAATTATAAAATAATAATAACTCTACGTCTAAATTCTCAGATTTTACTACTTGTTTAGCTACTGTATATATTAATGATAACATATTGTCTACACAATTAACTACGTTATTATCATCCACCTTTAACTTTAATTTATTGAATAATTCATCTTTACATATAATCCAATTGTCAGGTATGTCCATATTAAAACATATAGCTTTTATCATATTTGTGAAATTATAAATATTTGATAAATCATCGGTATAATCTGTGTCGGATTCTATACTTAATTTAGATATTATATCTTCAGCTATGTCTAAACTCTCTAATGGCTTCGCGTTTAAAAAATATTTATAATGTATCTTACCTCCTGTGTCATATACGTTTATCTGTAAATTATCAATGTGGATGTTGTTGTTGATGATCGTTTGCTGTGTTTTCTCTTCTAGCTTATTTTTTAACTCTATTATTTCTTGTTTATAATCTACTTTTTTACATTTGTTTTTTCGATTTTTATGTTGTGTCAATTGTTGATTAGTTTTAAATACTTTTAGACAATTTATACAATTATATTCTTTATCACAAGCATTTTTTCTATTTAAATGCCTTTGTAGATGTTGGTTAGTTTTAAACCCTTTATTACATTTAATACAATTTAACATTATTGATATATTATATTATAAATATATATTTAATATAAAAAACCAAAAATTAATTATTTTTAAAAAATAATATATACATTTTTTATTCATTAATTATATATATTTATCAACTGTGTATTATTTTGATTTATGTATAAATCAAAAACTAATTATTTTTAACCAAAATTGAATTGAATTAAAAAAAATATACTTTTTGGTAATCTTTTTTTAATACTCAATTTTAAATTTTTTAATACTCAATTGAGTATTAAAAAATTTAAATTGAGAACAAGTTTTATTATAATTTATCTATATTATTTGTAATACTTAAATCGTTACGACATATATTTTTAATAATATTGTCCAATTGTTCAAACTGTAGTTTATACATTTCATTAACATTTTCAATTTTAAATTTTTTTAATTTAGAAAATATATATTTTTCTAAATTAACAGGATCAGAACAGTGATATTGAGAACAATAATAAAAATGTTGATGTTTTTGCATACCTGTGTTATATGAGTTTAGTCTACTTTTTAAATTTTCAGTTATTCCTATTTTATATATATGTTCTGCTTCATTATTAACATTACTTAATATATAAATAAAACCACCATATTCATACTTTAATTTTATCTTTTTAACTCCATTATTATTTAATTCGTTAATTCCTTTTATTTCATTTTTTAAATTAATAATTTCTTCTTCATAATTTAATTTTTTACATTTTACTTTTCTATTTTTATGCTGGGTTAATTGTTGATTAGTTTTAAACTCTCTAAGACAATTTATACACTTTATTATTACTATTAAATCACAAGGTTTTTGTTTTTTTAAATGTCTATTTAAATGACAGTTAGATTGAAATGACTTATCACATTTCAAACAGTCATACATATTTTACAATAAATTATTTTTTGTATATAATATATTAGTTTTATATATTTATATATAAAAACAATTAAACCAATTTTTACTATTTATTATAAGTTAAATAGTTATACTTTTGATACTATATTATAATAAAAGTTAAGTATAATATACTTTTAAAAAGTATAAAAACCATTTTATAATTAAAAATATACGAAGAAACCAAATATTGATTTTTGGTTTCGGCGAAATATTAAACAGAAAGTCATAATTTTATATATATATATAACTTTAAACCTTTTTAAAAAAAAAAATAACCATTAATTCACTATTGGTTACATGTAATAATTTTTTTTTTAAAAAAAAATATTTGAAAATGATAATCTCAAAATTTTAGACCAAAAAAAATCTGAAAATATTTTGACATGAATTTTTTCAGATTTTCATTTTTCACTTTGTCAAAAATTTTTTTTATAGTTTTATAGTTTCATAGTTTTACAAATTAAAAAAATAAAATTATATATTTTTTTTCTTATAATTGTTTAAATATCCAATGAATCTCTCCAAATTTTAGTTTCTTTATCAATAGTAGGTTTAAAATTACAAGGTGTATGTAATAAATCACCTTTATAATTATTAAATTTATTATAATAATATTCTAATAAATTTAAAAATTCACCTCGCACATCCATTAAGAATTCCAAATCATTCATTATATTTGGGATTCTTAATTTCTCAAATGGTTTTGTAGGATTATCAGTAAATGTATATTTCATTTTATAAGTAAATGTATTTTCTAAATTTAATTTGTCATAATGATCATTATTTATAGATACATTATAATTTGAAATAATTAAATGGTGACGATAATTATAATGATTAATTTCATCATCTAAATGATAAGAACTAATATTAATATTTTTATTAGGTTCTGAATAAGTAATTAACTGTTGTTTAATTTTTTCATCCCAATTGGGACGACTCATATCATCACATATATAATTGATATCAACCTTTTTATATTGTGCATGAGTCAAACTTTTAGAAACCAATTGAGAAATCAGAGTTTTACCATTTGAACCATTACCAGTTAATATTAATTGATAATTTGTATCAATCTCCGCAAAAACACTTTCTGCAATATAATACATTAAATATTCAAATACATCTTGTTCATCCGCTGGGAACAAATTGCTAATTATAGTTTTTAAGTAAGTTTGGTTATCAGTCATTATTATTATAGTTTATTTATAGTTTATATATATAATAATATCAAAAAAAATCAATTTTTTTTATATCATTTTTAATAATAAATGATTAATAAATAAAAATATCCAAATTATTTTTTTGCACTAATTGGCCATATAATCTATCACAATCAATTAAATAAGTTTTATAAATAATTTCCAATTCCATATCATTTTCATCACAACCGAATGGAGTAGCGATTTGAGTTGCGACATTGTCAGCAATAAAAACAATATAACTCCAAATGAATACAAAAAATCCTGCATAATATCCTTCAACTGAAGCCATATAAATAGAAAATACCAATATATAAACTAAAATAGAAAAATTAATAAATTGATTATACACGTGAACTATAGGAACATTACCTATATTATAAATAGTTTGTCCAATATTTGTAATTTCGCTTAACATCATATTTAAATGTGCTGCTTGAAGATCATTAATATAATTCAAATCATCTAATTGTTTAATATTTAACCTAATGTGTGATTCGGTAATATTAAGAATATAAGTATTAGGTAAAGTAAATTCTAATATTTTTTTTTCAGAATTATTATTACAACATGCGAATAATTTTTGGTAATGTTCAAACTCTCTTAATTTTTCATCATGTAAAAAGTGTTCTCTTAAATTATTTGTATCACTTCTACCATTATAAGTTTCCGAAGATATACAATATATAATTCCAATATAAAAAGATATATTATTTTTTATATCATGTAATTTATCGGCATGTTGATTTGCAACATCTGATGAGAATAATATAGTCAAAAATTGTAAACTTTTACTATTAAAATTAGAAACTGCATTAAAAGCTCTATCATTTAGATTAAAAGAAGAATTTAATCTAAATGACAAAGTTACAGCTAAAAAGAAACCATAAACTGAAAGCGTAGTTGTAATAGCAACTAGATGGGATTGTAATTTAAAACCATTTGAATTTTCATTGGCAACAACAAAAATATAACAAACAAAAGTAGATATTATCGCAAAAATTAAACATTCTAATCTAAATAAATTATTTATATGTCTATATAAAGTTTGAAAAAAATTCGTTTTATTATATGGGATCATTTTTTATTATTAAATAATTATAATATTATATAATTTTTATATTTAACATATTATTATAAAAAAATTTATATTATGTAATATATAGAGATATAAATATGACTCATGGGTATTTTTATTTATTAATATTTTTCATAATATATTTTATATATTTAGAAGATAAATGTAAAGAAGAGATTGAAGAAGAAAATTATATATATAAAACACATAGATCTGAATGTACAGATAAATTAAATAGTTTAGATAAAAAAGATAAATTATTTATAAGAGATTTTATCTTAGATATAACAAAACAAAACACAAAAACAAAACAACGTTATAAAACTAAAAAAATATTAATAAATAGTTCAATCACATCGTTCGGAATTGTAATGTTGAGTAAAATGAATTTTGAAGATTATACATTATTTCCAATAGCAGCAACATTAACTTATATTACAACAACAACTATAATGAATAGTTAAAAATATATTATTTATCTAATAATTTATCTAATAATTTATCTTTCAACCACTTTGGTATTTTTTTTATTTTATAATCATCTAATGTTTTAATCCATTTATATTCTTTTCCATTTGGGTGCATGGACGGAGGTATTACAATCTGACCACCATCAGATTTAATATCTATTCCAATTCTCTTATCATTAATTTTAATTTTTAAACTACTTTTTAAATCTTTATTATATTTAAAATAAAGATGCAATCCATCACCAGTTTTAACAGTTGGTACATCAATTTCACCATATTCTTTAATCCATTTTTTAAAAATTTTCATACCATTATCTTTTTTATCTATATCAATAACAGTTATATTATTAACCTTACCAGTTATTGCACCAATGTTATCACCATCTCTACCTTTTTTAGATTTAGTTAATTTTTGCCATTCTTTTAAATATGGTCTTTTATCATTAGGAATCAAAGGTATAGTAATTAATTTATATTTATTGTAATAATCTATTGGTTCCATAATTTATATATATTTAAATATTTGTTTTTTTAATAATAATATATAATAGTAATAATATTATTATATTTTTTATATGAATAATAAACAAATTCATATACATTGTGGAGGTTGCGGTGGACATTATAGTTATATGTTAGGTGTTTTTTCAATTTTACAAGAAAAATATGATTTATCTAACGTTGTTTTTTCTGGATCATCGGCTGGATGTATTCCTGTTTTATTATGTACATTAAATTTAAATATAAATAAACTATTTACAGAAATAAATATACCATTTTTAACTGAACTACAATCATATAAATTAAAATCATTTTATAATTTTCTACCAACTTTAAAAAAATATTTAGTAAAACAATTAGATAATAATCCAAAACATTATATAAACGCTAATAATAAACTATATTGTCATTTAACTCATATACCATCATTAAATAATCATATAATTAGTACATATTATAATAATGATGATTTAATTAATTGTGTATTAACTTCTGGTCATATTCCAGTTTATTCTAATTGTATATTTCAAAAATTTAGAAATAATTATTATATAGATGGTGCGATTTATAATAATATAGTATTAGATGATGATTATCATCTAATTGACATCCAAACAAATAAATGGAGAAATATAAATACTTCTAGTTTATTTATTAGTAGTTGTAAAGATTATTCATTTGAATTATTCAATTTAGGTAAAATTGATGCGTTAAATAATTTAGATGAATTTAATAATATCCTGATAAAAAAATAAACACAAATAATAATTAATTATTATTATTTCTAACTATTTATATTTGTTATAATATAAATAGTTAGAAATGGACAACAATGATAAAGTTTGTGAGGATATTTTTAAAATAAATCCCAAAGACTTAAAGAAATGTATATTTGAAGATATGACATTATATGCACGAGTATATAAATGTTACGATGCCGACACTATAAGTGTAATATTTAACCATAAAGGTGATTATATTAAATCTAACTGTAGATTGAATAGAATAGATACACCTGAGATGAGATCAAAAAATCCAAAGGAAAAAGAGTATGCACATATAGCGCAAAGATTTTTATCTAATTTAATATTAGAAAAGATAATTAAAATTAAAATAACAGGAGCCGATAAATATGGGCGTTTGTTAACAGAGGTATACTATTTTGATGAAGAAAATAATGAAATCAATATTAATGATTTATTGATAGAACATGGATATGCAAAATTATACGATGGTGGTACAAAGTCTGAATGGGTATTTGTATAATAAAAAATTAAATAAAAAATATTAATCAGAATATCTACATTCATCACATTCGCTAAATGGGCCTAATTTTTCTAATAGAATTTCATTAATTGTATCAATATCTTCATTATCTTGGATATATTTACCAATATCTTTATTTTTTGTATATACTATATAATAACAATTTGCACATATGATATGTTGTATATTTGTTATATTTTTTCGTACTATTGTTTTTTGATGAAATTCATTTTCTTCTATTTGTAATTGTAATTGTTTTATTTTATTATCTAATTTAGTTTGTTCTTTAGATAAATTATTATATTCGTCTCTACTAATTTTATCCATAAAATCTTTCATTTTTGTAGACATTAATTCTTTTTTATCATTTTCATAATAAATTGTTTTTTCCATATTTATTATAAATAATAATATTTTATATTTAATATAATATTTTATATAATATTAATGATTTATTGATAGAACAGGGATATGCAAAATTATACGATGGTGGTACAAAATCTGAATGGGTATTTATATCTTAATACATTCTTCACATTTATAATTACACTTCATATTGGGTATTATATAATTTTCACCATAATAAAATGACTATTATACTACATATACATAAATTTATATTATTCATATTATTATTATATTATACATATTATAATTAACTAATAATTAAATTATTTCACCAATACATCTAAATTTATTTTGGAATTCCTACGAACAGCATCTTTTCTAGATATTGGTAAATTACGAAGGTCTTCTCTAGATAATATTGGTTGAATATTAAATAGACCACGTCTACTAAATTGTTTATATATACAATATCCTGCAATAGTAGATAATATAAATTTAATAATATTTATTAGAAAGTGTGATTTATTTAAACTATTAAAATTATTAAATCTATGATAAAAATTTTCACCATCTTTATTTTTTACATATTGTAATGAATAATCAGAATATAAAGAAATGCATAAAAATACAAATGCAATACCTAATGCAATAATACCATTTAAAGTAATAAATTTATCAAAATTGTCAACAATAGTTAAATATTCTGATTCTTCTCTAAAATTATCAATAATAGTAGTAATATAAAAAGGTCTATAAGAACTTTTTTTTACTAATTGTGGAACTGTTTCTGCTGGTGAAATTTTTGACATAATAATTATATACTAAAATTAATACTAAATATTATATATATTTACTAATATATAATAATGTGTAATATATGTAATAATAAATATAATATAGAACAAAAAATATTAAATATTGAGAATTGCAATATAATAATTAATATACCTAAAGAGTTAATACATTTAGAAAAGATAAAAATATATAAATGTAAAAATATAAAAGAGATACCAAAAGAGTTAAATAAATTAGAAGAAATACATATAGTACAATGTGATAATTTTTGTAAATTATATAACACATTTACTAAATTGAATAAATTATATATATGTTATTATAATAAAGTTTCACATATTCCTGATAATTATATAAATTTAAATGATATTGTAATTGATTTTCATAGAGAAGATAAACAAACATTATATTGTATTACTACAGATAAACAACAAATACAAGATTATATTAGATTTTTAAATAAATTATAATTTAAAGGTATAATATCATACTATTATAATTATAATATCATACTATTATAATTATAATAATGATGAACAAACAAGAATTAGGTTTTTATATTCCTATGATATATACATGTGTAGTTTCATGTATGTTATGTTATGACATAATAAAGATAAATAAACATATGAAATTTATAAATTTACAATTAATAGATACAAGGAGTCGTATATTTGAGATAGAAGATAGACTTGATACTTTTGTTCCAGAAAAGTTATAATGAATTATAATTTAAAAGTATGACAATAATACTAATATAATTATTATATAAAAATGAATAATATAGGTACATATATATCTATGACATATACAATGGCATTATCAGGTTTTATATTATATGGCTTTAAAAGGACAAATGAACGTATAGATGATATAATTACAAGAGTAAATGATCGTTTATATGATATAGATGATAA